GGATGAAATACCGGCCGCTGACGTAATCCCTTATTATGGCAGCGTCATCGAACGTGTACACCAAATCGATATCCAGTTCCAGTGTATCCGCTTCATCCGCGCCCCCGAAAAGCGCCCGGATAGCGGCCCAAACTTCGTGGATCCTCGTTTCGAACGTTTCTTTCACGTCCAACTCCATCTTCTCAATCCTCCTTTCTTCTTTTTTCTTTTCTTCGCTATTGCCCCGATCGCTCGGAATCGGGGGAAGAAGGCGCGGGTTCCGCGCGCCCGGATTCCGCGGAATCCCCCAGCGCGGTTCTAAAAGCGCACTTCACCAAGCTATCGAACAGCACGCCTTCCTTCTCGCCCGGCCACTGGCCCGTTATCTTATAATGTAGCAAGGCGCAATACGCTTCCGGGTTCGCTTTATCCTGATTATCCGCTACACATTCTGCGAAATCCTTATACTTACCGAACGGCACAGCGCGATTCGCCCTCCTTCCCTAATACACCACGCCCGGCTCGGGCGGCGGTAAAATCTTCGACCAATCTATGTCGTCCGTTATGACGTCCGCTTCCTTGTCTTCTCTCGCGCGCTCCTGCACCCACTGGGAACACCAAAGATACATGGAATATTCGTCATCCAGCGGGCTAACCTCCACTAAGTCTCCCACGCGCGGGTCGTACTCCAAATACTTGAGCGTGTATACGCTCTGAAGGAAACCGTCCTTTTCAGCCGCCTTCGATTCGGTAACGGATACATGTCCCGGGCTCAACCACTCTAACGTAGCATAAGTTCGCCCGCTTAATATCAACTCACATTTCGGCATGTTCCTTCTCCGCCTCTCTTCCAGCGCTCAGGCGCTATAGTAATATCCCACGCATTATAGCGTAGATTAACCGGAAGTGGCCAGGGTCGCGCTGGTATAAGCCGCCGGGATCCGTCCCCATCCAGTGCAGACCCATGGAAACTACCTCCGTCCCGTAAGGATTCGCCGGATCTTCCCAGGGATACACCCTCCCCACATAATGGGAAACGAATTTATCTTTGTACCCCAACTCGTCCTTTTTGCCATGAACAGGAGTGAGCTTGCTCTTTTTAGTTATTCGGCTCTTCATAAACTCCTGAACCGTTCTCTCTAAGTCCTCCCCGCCGTTATAATGAAGGTGGTGGCCATACTCGTGAATAAAAGTGTACGCTTTCGCGCCGGACCACTGGATAGACCGGCCCTGTAAAAAGTAACTGGAGCGTCCGTCGAAACCGATGAACTCTATCTCTCTTATACCACCGGCCTTCGCCAGAACATCTGGGTGAACATGCCGGCGCAGCCATTGCGCCGCACTATTCAGCCGCAGGGCGATCGTCTTTTTATCGAGTTCGCCTAGGCGCGCGAAGTTGACTATCTTATTCAGCAGCACTTCATCCTGTAGGAAGTCTAGAGCTGGGTCTTCATACCACGGAAGAAGATACGTAACGGCCCCCTTCTCCGCCAGTTTCTTCTGAATGGCCTTATCCAGCTCCTCATCCAGAAGCTTAAGCCGATCTCTATACCTATCCGGCCCAGTAATGGCCTTCAGCTTCTCGCGCAGCGCCTGCGCATATTCCTCACTTAGCAGGTCAGGCTCTTCCTCCTCCACCGATATCGGCACCAATTCCGATTCGTAAAAATATCTTTTCCCGGACGGCGCAGTATATCCTTCCGGCATAAGAAAGGGAACGACTCTACACCGGCAATTCACCCATTCTTCTATTGGCCCGCTATCCCTATCGCCGGGGAACAGAAGGCCGTTGCTAAAGGGATCCCCTACGCGAACGATCTGCCCGTGGTGTTCAGCGTGGGATACGCGAACGCGCTCATCCATAGCCGCCCACCACTGGTGATACACTATCCCAAGTTCCCGTTCCGTCCGAAAAGCGCCCAGGTTCTGGTGCGCGTTAACCTCGGTGCGCGCTATCCGGCGCAGCTCCCAATCCCGCATATCCCGGAAGGAATTTCTAAGCCGTTCCGCCGCTTCGTCTATCCCCAACCCCATCCGGTAGCTCTCCGCTAAATTCCCCATCACATCGCCGATAAGCCTGTCCATGGTGCGTTGGCTAGCAGTAAACGCGTAAGTCATAAGTAATCCGTTCACCATCGGGCTAAATTCGCTAAAATTCATTTCCACGCCCATCCGCGCCAGCTCCGTGAAGATATGTAGCCGCCCTACCCCGGCCGCTTCTACGGCGGCCTGGGAAATGGTATGGCCGAAAGGTTCCTTGAGCGCGACGAATTCTTTGAGAAGCGCCTGGATAGCAGCATCGTCCTTCGGGACATATCCCCGGCTTAGAAGTTCCTCGACGGTAGCTTCCATCGCGCCACTGAATAAATCCTGAAGTTCGCGGGTTAGACGCGCTTCGGCCTGCTTAGTCCACTGTTCCCAGGCTTTTAGCGCCGCTAACCAGCGCAAGTGCCGCTCTACTTCGAGCGCCATCCCCATCAGAACCGCTTCCGGCATTAGCGTATTTCACCGCTTCCCTTAGAAGTTTTTCCTGCAAGCTCTTCAGCACGTCCGTAGCCTGCTGGCTTAACCCGGCGTCCGGCGATAGCGGCTGTCCTTTAACGAACCGTAGATCCAATAACGGATCGTCCGGGTCATCTTCCAACCCGAACCTGCCGCCGAATATCCGGATTAAATCCCGGATTCTCATCGCGCCCATATCGAATAGCCGCGCGGCTATTTCGATATCCCGCAGCTCATCTTCCATATCGATTTCACGAAACTTAAACGCCCAGTCCGTAGTAGCAAATCCCCACTCATGGCGGATAATCCACTGGTTAATAAGCGCTTCGAGGATTTCCTGGCGCGGGTTTACGATTGAGCTTTTATATATTTCGGTAGATTCCTTCGCCGTGCTCCCGCCCAGGCTTCCTGTTTCCGCGATGCCCAGGCGATACGGCGGAACGCCGTGAGCGCTGATAATCTCATCGCGGTTATCCTTCCGGTATAGCCGGAAGGAAGCGTCCTTTACCTCTACTGACAGCGGGACAAACTGTATCTTCACCTCACCGCCTTCGCGGGAAGGAATGGAAAGGATAAGCGTGCTGTGCGGGTTCTTCGCTAATTCTGAGAAATGACTTTCAATAACTTCTTCCAGATCCGTTCTTCCGGTATTCGGATCCTCTTCACCGGGATCGAAATCGCCGGTAATGAATACGGCATAGGCGGGAACACCGAAGTTATCGAAGAAGGTGATATTGTAATCCCGGCGGGCGATATCTCCGTGAATGGCTCCCAGCGCCGGGATAATATCTGGAACGCCGTAGTAATCCGAACGCTGTGAATACAACGTATTCCAAATGGCTTCCGACGCGCGCCGCTCCGGTGCGATGCTTCCCAACGGATATTCCTTTCCGGTATCCTTGTCAACATCCTTGGAATATCCGATCCGCTTAAACCAGCGGATCTTACTCCCGCGCTTCTGAGCGAATTTATTGTTGCTTTCATGAATGCGAAGCGTATGGCCGGGGATATGCGACAGGATAACGGGCCGCGCCGTGGGAACGTAACCGGCGCGGACTACTTCTAAGCCGCCGTGCCCAATAACTTCTAAATCATATTGGTGACGGTAGAGGATAACGGTTAGCGGCAGCAGTTGGGAAGTAAGGAATTGTTCGATTTCCGCCTTTACTTTTCCCGATGCCTCGGAACGCGTCGGGATTAAATCCCATCCCAATCCGGCGGTGTCGCGTGCCTTCACCTGACACGCGCGGGCGTGGTAGGCATTTATTTCGGGAAGGAACGCTAACCGTTCCGGATTATATAGCGGTTGTACCAGGCCCATCTCAACATAGCGGTTAAGGAATCTATCTTCACGAATCTGCTGAGAAATTTCCTTCTCCTTCGCCTTCTGGGAATAGTATTGATCCATGATATTGACCGGGACAATCTTCCTCGTTTTCGTCACGAAGCAAAAAGGCCGCCGCGCGCTATCCCGCGCGCTATCCGTTTCGGCACGCGGCGCGTCGAGCCGTCGGGTCCGGATGAATTGTCGCGCCATCGCTACTTTACAGCCCCCTCTCTCAGGTCTCAGGCGGTTCGCCTTCGCCGCCCCAAGCTCCGCGCGCGAATCTCGCGGCGCGCGCCGCTATCCCAGGCGAATTCCGCTAGCATAGTAGTGCCATCCGCCGCGTCGTCATGCTTAACGTTTCCGTTTTTCGGGTAGTGGGTGAGTTCGTAAAAATAGCGGCGATATTCTTCGTGTTGTTCCTCGTCCACGAGGAAATAGAACCGCTCCTTTATATCGCCGGACTTCATAACAATGCGGGTATGTTTATTGGAAGTGGTAGGCTTCCAGGAAATATCCGTCCGCCCCCGATACGCCTTTACAAGCTCCCGCACCTTTAGGGCGTAGCCCTTCCCGCCGCTATTCGACTCGAAGCGGCTGCGGTCAACATTGTATCGGTTTAGCATAGCCGCTACGCGCCCCCACGTGGCTTCGATCGGATCCTTCGTAAAGATAACGTCAACCACATAAACTTCGTTCCGGAAGATAAATCCTACCGGATGACAAAGGGAATCATCCCCCTCATCCGCTACATCACAGACGCTTATGATTCCCTCTGGGCGCGTATTCGCTATTTGGGAAAGGGAAAAGCGCTTTAAATCCGCCACCGGGAGCAGCAGACCTTCCTTCGGCGTGGGGTTCTGCTGGTAGAGGGATTCGAAAACAATCTCATTAGAAGCGCGGATCCGTTCTAACTTCTCGCGGGACAATTGCTCCGGCCAGAGCGCTTCCCCTTCCCGGCGGGGATCGTCATAATACGGATTCGGATTCGGGCGGCCCCGGATAGTTCGAATAGCTTCGAAGGAAACCACCACCCACTCTTCCGGTTCTTCGATAAGTAACCGCCCGGCTAGATCATCCTCGTGCCAACGAGTGAACACGAGCAGTTCCTGGCTTTTATTGTGTAGGCGCGATCTTAATACGCTCCAATACCAATCCCAGATCGCTTCCCGCACCCTTTCGCTCCAGGCGGAAGCGGCATCCTTATATGGGTCGTCAATAATTGCCCAATCCACTTTCCGAGAAGTAAGGCCGCCGCCGATTCCCACGGAAACTAAAGAACCCTCCCGGCCCACGATCTCGAACTCATCCGCGTTCCGCAACCACGTGCCTGCAGAGCGTGACGTTTGAACGTTTAGACGGGTCTCGGGATATAGTTCCCGGTATTCGGGAGAATCGATAATCCGCTGAACGTCGCGGTTAAACTTCGACGACACCAGGTGATTGTATGCAACAATGCCGATCTTCAAATCCGGATTATCCCCCAGCCCTTTGGCCGGAAGCCGCCGGGAAGAAAATTCGGACTTACTATGCTGGGGTGGTGCCCACACCATGAGCTTCCGGATTTCGCCGCGAATAAACCTGTCCAATACTGCAGCGTAGGCAATATGGTGCCAGTTCTCCCGGAAGCCGGGGAAGGTATAGCGCGTAAAATCGATAAGCGTTCGCCTAGCTAATTCCGCCCGGATCTCTTTCAGTGTCGGCAGGTGCTTCGGTAGGCAGCTCCGGGGCCGCCTTTCCAATAAGGCGTTCAAGCATCCTCAGCTCCTTATCGGTAAGAGAAGATAAATCGAATTCCTGACGAGTTTCGATCGGACCGCCGTCCTTCCCGGTAATCTCCGCGCGCAGCCGCTCCCTCCACCACTCTGGTATCCGGTTCTTGAGCCAGAAGATCCCGGCGGTAACGTCCGGCGGGCAGTGCTTCACGACGGTTTTAACCTTCATAGGCGCGGGTTCACCCTTCTTCCGCTTCTTCCCGCCCTCAACGGTCACATAAGTCGTCTCAGTGTATTCGTAACCGCCGACGGCCCGCCGGTAGAAACTCCTTACCACATTCATGTCCGCGTAGAGTTTCCCAGCTTTTATCGCCTCAAGAAAGTCCGGGTGATCAGCCTTCCAGTTGTTCAGCGTCTGCTCAGAAACCCCAAAGAATCTACATAAATCCTTGTCCCGAGCGCCTAGTAGGCAATAATTATATGCCGTCTTAACGAATTCTTTTTTATACTTAGTAGGGCGGCCCATACGCCGTTTTTTCCCGTTATCCGCTTCCGGTTCCCCTTCTTCTTCTATCTCAGGAGGGTTATAACCAAATTCGTCGATACTCATCTCACCGAGAACGGCGGAATCACCGCGCGGGGTATCCGGTATATCCTTCGGATC